CGAAGAAACCGAAATGGTCGGCTCTTTAATGATATTCACGGTGTCACCGAAGTTCTCAATCTCTCCAGAGTAATCGGTGTTGGTAATAGCTTCCGCTACCGAAGACCTACGAAAGTATTTGAGTACCTTTTGACTGTAGATAACAGGTACGAAATTACCTGACGGTAAGTTTGCGTATCCTGCAGCACTTGCATAAGCCATTGCTTATACTCCTTTTACAAAAGGTTTCAGTTTATTATAGAGAATCTACTACTCGACCCTCTTTAGCTGCCTTGTCTATATCCTTTTCTACAGCAGCATATTCGTGAGGCTTTAACTTAGAAATCTCTTCGACAGTCCAAACTTTAGTGTCATCCTGCAGGTCTTCAATATAACGCCGTTGTTGCGTTTTTGTGATAGCCTCTGCAGCACTACGTTTTTGTGTCTTAGATTTTCCTTGTGTAGTAGACCTCTTTTTTGACCTCGTTTTAGAGGACATACCTTTATCCGCTTTATACAAGTCAATAACTCTTGCGGCCCATTTAGCATCAGTATTGTTTTTATAAATACCATCTGCAATTGTAGAAGGCTGTTCATCAAGCCAGTTAAGAAAATCGTCACTTTCTTTTAACTCACCAAAATCAGAGTGCATACTTAGAAGTTCTTGTTCTGCAGTTTGCACAACAGCTTCTTGCTCTTTAACTTTAAGGTCTTCAAGACGCGACTCAATATCTCTGACTCGATCACTTGCCTTTAACGCTGAGATAGTTTCTACAACATCATAAACATCTGGATACTTTTCACGGAACTCTGTCAACTCTTCCTCTGTCTTGGGCAGCACTGGTAGTTCACTAGATTTTTCTGCCATCGAAAGTTTAGCTTCAAGAAGTTCTTGTTGCTGTTTCCATTCGTTTAGTTTGCTGTCATAATGCTTTTTTAAATCACCATAACGTTTTTTATAGTCATGTTCATTTGAAGCATTATCTTGCCTATTGACCAGACCTTGTTTTTTAGGTTTCGGAGTAGCCATATCAATTGGGTCTTCCACCTCGTCATCGTCTGGTTCATCTAAGCTATTCCTATACTGATTCTCGTATGGGGTAGGCTCAAGTTCTTCGTTGTACTCCTCTTCTAAAGCTATATCATCATTACGTACAGTCATCTTTACCTCTCTTTCGTGGGGCCGTACTGAACCAGGATAAATTAAAAAATCTCATCCAAAAAGTTACTAGCATACGGGTAGCCTACGGTAGGTTAGCAATGGGGCCAAACAACACCTTGTTACTTGGGTAGCCATTGATTTAAAGGAACATCTGATAAAATTCAGAATTACGATGTTCCAATTCTTTTACTTCGCCATAACCATTGCGATAGTATCTCTTGTATTCCTTGTGCATTGTTTCCGTATCGTTATCTATAGCTGCAGCTACAAATTTAGGAAACTTACGTAGTCCGTTCGCACCAAGGTTAAAAACAAAATCGGTAAACATTTCTTTACAATTTTGCGGAAGGCTGTCAAAGTCACCACTGGCATATTCAGAGATAACGCGACTAGCTCCATCGCAAGCATTTAGTATATCGTGTATTAGTAGCTTCTCTATTTCGTCGTCACTAACACCCTCTTGCATCCACTCTTCACTGTCTAATAGTTTGTGTCCGTAACCGATAGTGTCGTTACCACCCTCTGGTGACTTGTGCGGATACCATGTGCCATCTTGAAAACCAGCTTTACCGCCGTTCTCGACACATTTAATGTACTCTATAAACTGTCCACGTATTTCCATCATGCTGCCCTAGCTACAAAACCACCAGCATTTTTTTCAACTGGTTCGATAGCAAAGAATGAAGTGCTTCCAATTTTTACTAAAGGTTCCCTACCTTTTAAATGTTTTGGAATTGTTTTTAATTTACTAAGATTTGAAAAATAAACTGCACCGTTAGTATTATCTTCTGCTTGACCTGACAAAATATCTCTAGCATCTCTTAGTGCATTTAAGAAAAGTTCATCGTCTTGTCGTGTATTAATAACAGCTTTAAAATTATCATATATGGCTCTGCTAACTTTATCTTTACTGGTTATATTAGGAATAGCGTCAAACTGATATTTTTTAAACATTATTTCTTTGATAGTGTTACCAAAACGTTTAGAATAATTAAGTCTGTTATTCATAACGTTCATCGCACCTCGAATACCTTCTCTTCCATTTTCCCGTTCTTCAGCCATACCTGTAAGAGCCATTAATTCTATGACATGAGCATCTTTTAATCTCATAACGTCTTCTTTTAAAGAAGAAAATTCTTCGTCTGTTAATGGTCCTTTGCTAGGAGGAGATTTTGTTTGATTGACTTTAAACATGTTAGGATTAAAATTAAATTCTGAATCCTCTATTACTGTTTCATCTACCACTGGTACCTTTTTACGAGCCATTCCCTCATCTACTGCTGGAGGTTTAGCAGCGTCTAATACTGATTGTTCAACTTCAAACGGCTTGACTAATCTCATTCCTCCTGGCTCAGTTCCATCAGCGTACCCCTGTGGTGCAGCAAAACCTTGTTGTACAACACGGCCCATTGGGTCAACCATTGGCGGTTGTTGTGCTTGCCTACGTGTGCGCTCAAGAGCTTGCATCTGATTATAAGCAGAAGGTGATTGCTGTGACGCATCAGCTTCTAGCACTGCAGCACTAGTTTGCATTTGTTTCTTTTGCGGATCATCTACAAACCCGCCTTGTTGCATCATTGGTGCTTGGGGTGCTGCAACCTCTTGTTCTGGTGCTGGCGCAGGTACTGCTTCAGCCATAGGCTGCTGTTCCTGCATAGATGGTTGTTTTTCTTCTTCAAGGCGTGTGCGTAGATCAAGACCTTCTTGCCTAATTTTATCAAGATACTTTTTGCCACCGCCAAAGAACGGCACAAGCATTTTAGGAATGTGGTATTCATAGTTACTTACTTTAATTGGTACATCGTCAGTTGGGTCTAGGTCTGTGCCTTTAAGATTAACACCGTTCTCCATTGCTAGATCAATAGCTTCTTTGGCGTAACGGTTAAGGTCTTTTAGACCAACTAATAATACTGTTTCGTAGGGCAGAATGTAGTCACCTGCATCAGCTTCGCGTGGTATGTCATCTTTTACAGATTTAGCACCGCCCTGTTGTGGTTGCGCTGCTTGTTCGTTGATCATGCCAAGGTTGGACATGTCGGCCTCTGCACCCTGTGGTGCCATGCCGCCATCTTGCATTTTAACGGCACCGCCGTCTCGTAACCACCCGTCAGTACCCATGTCTTCTGAACCTGGATCAGAACCTTGATCATCACCGCCGTCAATGTCTTGTTCACCTGGAGCATCGGGGTCTCCTGGTTGGGGACCGAATGGTCCTGTTCCTAATCTATCATTCCCTTCACCCCCTTTATTTAGTTCATTATCGCCTCGCCTTGCGTCTGCGGCTCTAGCTTTTGCAGCAAGGTCTCTAGAAATTCCAAATAAACCACCAACTCCTCTTGCCTCTATAACCTCTAAAGCTCTATCTAGATTAGTTTCTATTAAAGATTCAAAAGCTGCATATGTACTACCTCCCAATGTTTGACCACCTGCAGAAGTATATGTTCCATCCGCATTATAGCCTTCTCTAAAACCTGAAGAATTGTACGACATTTGATCCATACCAGGAATTATATTTGCAGCATAGTTATAAGCTTTTGTTATAATACTATCATTAAATTTATCTCTTTCTTGTGAGTGATAAACTGCATACGAGTCTTGAAGAGTGTTACCTAAAGGTTTACCATCTTGACCAACAGCAAAACCATCGGAGTCAAAAGTAAATACTCCTTGTTGATACGCCGCTACCTGTGCTTCATTTAAACGACCTTCATCAATCATAGCATCAATTTGAACAGGGTCATATCCAACTAAAGAGGTATATATATTTTCAGATTCCATCATTTTTGAGAAGGCTGCTCCTGGTGAAGCTATAGCTATTCCTAATGTTGCTAAATTAATATCAGGGTTAGCTATAGGATCAACATAATCTCTTGGATCATCGTATCCTCCACCATCATCTACTGCTTGTTGTATGCGTTGTGTTTGTACCACTGATTGTGGTGCATCAACAGATTCTACGGGTGCTGTAGGAGCGACTGATTTTGCGCCTTGCGCTATACCTATACGACCTTGAAAAGAACCAAATGGAGAGGAAGAAAATGTAGAAAGGCCGCTTGGTAACAAACCCTCTTGTGCTGCAGTTCGATAAAACTTTTGTGCAGAAACACCTTCAGGAATTTCAGGCAATAGCTCGTTCTGACGAACACCTACGCCTTCGTTTATTTTTTCAACAATTTCAGGCCAAGAAAGTTTTTTCTTACCAGAAACAGAAGATGTAACACCTTGTGGAGTTATTGTTCCAGGTTGAATTGTAGTACCTGCAGACTCTCCTAGTGCATCTTCAAATTGTTGGGTGATTTCCTCTAGTGTTGCCATCTTTATGTGCCTTTATGGTAGCTTGTGTAGCATCCTTTAGGTTAATTAAGGTTCCCAGTAAATCCAGCTTGCCCTGGAGACGGCGCAGTTCCAATTCCGATTCCACCACCACCAACTGCCGTGTCATCATTTGGGCCATTTCCTTGAGGTAGCTTTCCAGCCCCTGCCATTCCAGGTTGCTGTTGGCCAGAGGCAGCAGCTTCTGGGCTTGCTCCTTGTTGATCATTAGGCATGAGTCCTTTTAATACTTCTGCAAAAATTGCTGCATCGTTTATGTCGTTTACTAGTAAGTCTGGTTCGATATCTTGACTTATTGCAAGCTCTCGAATCAGGTTTGGTATTTTTATAAACGGTGCCAGCATCGGATTCGCAACTGTCTGGAGCAAAGCTGTTAATCGTTGGGTGCGTACTTCCTTTTGTATTACTGCGCTGGTTCCTTTTGGTTTAATTTCTAGATCACCAATCATCTCTGGTGTCTTGTCGTTAAACTGCATGTTCCACTGAAAGAAAGCTTCTCCTAGTGGTTTAAGAAGAAAGTCATCAATGTTCTTGATAACAGTCTTTACGCTAAGTCCTGCGCTAGACATCAACATGCTTAGTCCAGCAGCAGTTCGTCCTGTTCCTGTAACACCAGTCTGACCATGTACAATAGATGGTATGCCTGTCTGCTCGTCAGCAAGTTGCCTTGCCTTGTCAAACATCTGCACGTTTTCTACTGCAGTGCTTGGAAACTTAATGCCGTTCACGGCTGTACCTGTAACACCAGACTGCCGCCTAAATATTTTACCTGGGTATACGTCCATTGTTTGACCAGGAACAAGCTGTGTTTCGTCTATGTCAAACACAAGATTACCTGCTAACGCTAGGTTGTCGATAGCCATACGAATGTGACCATTCATCAGCATTTGGCTATCTTCCATGTTCTCTGCTACGCCTACACCAAACAACTGGTAGGGATTAAGTTCATA